GGCCGCCGTGTTGCCGGCGGCCTTGGTGATCGTTACGACTGCATAGGTTTTCGGCATGTCACACCGACGACCAAGTGTCTACGTTGCCGATCCTGAAGCGAATCTCCTCCGCGTCCGTAGTGTCTGCGGAAGTCAGCTTGATGGCGTACTCGACCTCGACCTTGGTGTTGGCAGTGAAGTCGATGTCGTTGTCCACGCCGGCCGTGCCGGTCTCGCTGATGCCGGAATTTGGCGTAATGAATGTGCCTGTGCTGATCTGCTGCGTCGTGTCCGCGGCATGCACGACGTTCGTGCTGTCAAACGCGCGCACCTTTGGCGTGGTCGTGGTTACGTTCTCCCACAGATAGCCGGCCGTTGGCGCGTAGTAAACCTGCCCAGCAGCAGCCCAGAAGTTGTAATAGTAGTCAGTGGCGTTGGCTGAGTATTTTCCGCCTTGAGTAACCTCATCACTACTAGCAACTTCCGACATTACATACTCTACGTCGAGCGAAGCAGTAGACAAGGCCCACGCAGTCGACAGCACAAGCTGTCGCAGATACCAAGTCGACGCGCTGTTATCCCAGATGCAAAACTTCAGCAGAGTTCCATTGTCGTTTACCCACAGCCCCAAACCTATATCCGCGTCGTCCGTACTTGCCGTGTACGTCGACGTGAGAGTCGCGGAAGCTATGTTTGAGGAGGTGTCGTACTGCCTGATGCTGACGCCCGACGACGTGTTCGTCAGCGCATAAAACTTGGAGTAGGCCCCGTTTGCCGTTATCCCAGTCACGTCGTTCTGCACGGCGCCGTCTATGCTCAGGGAGCTTGCTAGCGTCAGTCCGCTAGACAAGTCCCACCCACCAGCGTCTACGGTGAGAGTTTCAATGTACGTCGCAGCGGGGGACGTTGTCGAAGTCCCGCAAAGAAAGTTCGAGTTAAGGTCTATTTTGTGCGCGGAGTGAATGCGGCTCCTACCTGTAATAGGAGCGCTAGCGCTGGTGGTGTCGTTGACTTGTTGGCCTGTGGTCCCGTCGATTGGGAACTCAAGAAGCGAAGCAAGGCCGCCTCCAAGGCCCGGACGAAAAGCCCTTGTATCGCCGACATCTACATTATGTAAGACGGCTTGCCCCACAAGTAAGCTGTAGTTACCGACAATCTCTATCACTAATCCCGCGCTTCTAGCAATACTCGACTTAAAAGTGTCTCCCCCAGCTGAGTAGTACGCTCGCTGCAGCACCGGCTGGAAGTTTGACCGACCGCCAGCCGAGCACGACAGCGCAAACCGCAGGCGAGCCGTAGCGTCGGAAGCGGTGTTGATGGTTACGTCGGCAGCGGCAGCGGCTTTCCAAGTTGCCGCGCTCTCGCTGCCGTCGTCGTTGCGCCAACGCCAAGTGTCCTGATTGATCGCCGGTAGCGTTGCCGCCAGCGTGTCGCCCGGCACTGAACTTCCAGCCGACACCGAGTCGCGGTAGATCGACTCGGACACGTGAACCATCATGTAACACACGTCGTCCGCGGCCGCGGTGTAGCCCATCGTGTAGTCGGCGGACTGCACGTTCGTTGTGCGCGACACGACGCAGACCTGCTGACCGAAGTCGTGGTCGTGAAGGCGAGTCTGGTTTGCGGCGTCGGTTAGGCTGGTCGGCGCCGCTGCGCCACTGAACATGGCAATAATTCCGTACCCGGACAAAGTGTCGGTGTCGTTGGCGAGCGTGACGCTACCGCCCGGATTCGCCAGCGATGCGTTTGCCCCCATCGAGGTAAGGAATACCCGGCATTTCGAAGTTGCCGAGGTGAAAGTGATGGCGACCGCTTGAATGTCGTCGCCGGTCGTACCGCAGGTGTAGGAGACCGTCTGCGAGCCCTGCTTGTTCGACGCCACCGCCCCATGCCAAACCTCAACCGTCGCCGCCTCGCCGGTTGTGTGCGACTGCGTCGCAAGTTGCGTTAAAGCGTCCCCCCCGTAGGATGCTGCGGTAGCGATTGCCGTTACGCCGGTTCCATTCCTGATGAGGGTCAGAACAACGTGCTTCACGCCGCTGGCGCCGGCGGCGTGCGTGAACGTCTGCGGCGACGTCGTGAGCGTGCGGACGTTCTCGGTTACGACGTCGATGCCGACAGCCACTTAGCCACCCCTGACGGCCGCTACGTCGACTTCGTACACGTTATGGATGTTGAGTTCGTACGCGCGCGATACGAGGACCGTGCGCGCCGACTGCAATGCAGTGATGGTTGCCGACCCAGCACCGAAGTACCTGATGAACAGGGTTGCTTCCTTGCCGGCCGGGTTGACCCTGCCAAAGCCGAGCATCGCCATGACGTTGCGCTGCTGGGAGTCAGTCAGCGCAAGGAACTCGTCGGTGTTGATGGCTTGGAACACCTCGGTGGCGTCCATCGTCTTGCGAACCACCGGGCGATCAATGGTGTTGCGCAGGGAGTCGACCACCTGCGCGTTGCTCATGCCGATGTAGCCGCGCGCGAGCGGATCGTTGGTCAGCTCGGCGGCCAAGATGGCTCGCTCAGCGGTTGTCAGGGCCATCTCGCCTCCTCATGTCTACGGGACGGCCGAGATGCCAGAAAGCCGCCCAGATTCCCCTGATGCCCCGCTTGGGGTGCACGGGATGAAAGTGATAGAGCGGCCCGGCATCCCCGAGCGGCGCCCACATCGCGCGCCACACGGGGATGAACTCCGAGCTTTCAACGCAGAGCCTTCCGCCGTATTTCAGCCAACGGGCCAGCGACCAAAGCCAGCAGTTGCCCCACGATTCAACTTCCGGGTCAACCACCACGCTGACCAGCGTGCCGTCTGGACTAGCAGCCAGCCTAGCCAGAGTACGGCGCCGAAACAGGCGATGTAGCCGAACAGCACCCACCGCCACATCGCTCAGGTCTGCGTTACCGTGACCGTCACGTTCACGACGTCGGTGTTGGCGACCACTTTGTCGCCGCCGGAGAACGTCGAGGCCGAGTACAGGATGCCGGTCGTGCCATCCTTCGTGCTGTTCGAGGTGATGAATCCACCCTTCACAGTGCCGCCAGCGGAGAACGTGAAGCTCACCGCCGAGGACGACGCCTTCGAGCCGGCCGCCGCCGCCGACCACGAGATCGACGGGCGCGTGCCGGCCGAGTAGTTCGGCGCGTTCGTCGGGCCAGCCTCAGTCCAGCCGCCGTGCGAGTTCATCAGGTCACCCGCGGCCGGGCCGGTCGTGTAGCTGACCGACGAGATCAGGCCGAGGTACCACGCTGCGGTGTACGTCGAGCCGGCGAAATACTTGTCGAGCAGATCGTTCTTGCCGCCCGTCGCGACGAGGTTGTAGGTCGTCTCCGTCCACTTCAGGTTGCCGTCCTTGTCACGGCATTCCCAGTCGTAGCGGAAACGCGGCGCCGGCGAGGACTCGTCCATGCCGTTACCTTTCACCAGCGAGGCGCCGACCGCCTCTCCTGCTTTGCTTTGACCCCCGATCATTGCGGCACCTCCACAACTTCAAGATTGGGCTGGTCCGTGTAGAACCAGCGTTGTTCGCCGTCGGTCGAGTTGACGAGCACCTGCAGCTTGCCGCCAACTTCGTCCCACACGGCACGTTCAACGACGCCCTCGATGACAGGCGGCGTAATCTTGATTCTGGTTCCGATTTTCACGGCTACCCTCCTATGAGCAAAACGTGTCGCCGAGGGCGACTGGTTGTAAGTCTAGCGTGCTAGACGGGTTGGATTCCAAGGATTTTTTCGAGCTTCTCGATGCGAGCCGCCAAGCCGGGCACGCTTTGCGGCGGTTGCGTGCCGGCCAGCTCATTGCGCAGGTTGTTGCGCACCTGCTCGGCGCGCGCAGCTTCTTTCGCAGCCGCAGCCTGCTGGACTTCCTCCGCGTTGGCCGCCCGCAAGTTCCACTTCTGCTTCCACTTCCCGCCTACGAACTCGGGCTGGCCTTCCACCGGCCGGTGTGCTTCCGGGTCGTAGCTCGGGTACTCCGAGCGCTCGACCGGGTACACGTTGTACGACGCCAGCATCTCAACCGGCGGCGCCTCAGGGAACGACGTGTTGGGGTGCTCCGCTCGCATGTCCGCTAGGAAATACGGATAGCGCACGACGTTGCCATTGACGACTTTCACGAGCAGATCAAACATCGCATCCTCACGTCACTCGACCCTTGCAGCTTCCCATCGCGCGCCATGCCGCGTAGGTAGCCCCATCCAGAAAGTATCCGGCGTTACCCCCGTTGGCACCAGCCCCCTCGTAGTAGGCTGCTGCTGCGCCGGACGACGTGCCGCCTGCACTGCCCACAGCACCCCACGCGCCGCCGGAGCCGCCGGAGCCGCCCTGCGCCCAGCCCCACCACGGCTCGCTGTTGGGCCAACCCATCTCTACATAACCGCCGGGGCTGCCTGTCAGGTTGGTTTGAACCGAGGTTGTTCCCGGCTGGCATCCTTGCGAACGCCCGCCCGTAGCTGATCCAGTTCCTACAACGTCGTAGTCGCCGTAGATGACGCCCTCACCACCGCCACCACCGGAGCCACCACCGCCGTAGATATTGCCGTTGTTGGTGATCACCAAAGGCACGCGCGTATAGAGCGCGGTTCCTCCAGCGCTACCGGTAGCGCCAACCAACGGCTCGTGGTTGTACCCGTAGATGTTGCCGTTGTTGACGATGTGCAGTCCGTTCGGGAAGCCCGAAGAAAGGCTTACGGCCGACATGACGATGCTGCTGTTGACGGTCACTTTCACCCGCTGCGTGCCATCCCACCCATTCGCTAAAGCAATGCCGGAGAGGTTCGGTGCAACTTGATCAGCGCTGATCACCACGTCAAACGTAGATGGCTCACTGGTCGGCATGAATGCGATCAGGAACCCACCCATGTGGTGATGCGACCCGTTCGACGAAGCAGTAGTCGTAAACGACAACGCGTTTGTCTTCGTCGTATCGGCAACGAACAGAAGCCCTGTGCTCTCAGGCTTGGTCACTGATCGTTGGGTCAGTTGTCCTGAAATCGTGTTAGTTGATGGGGTAGCCGACTCGCCATAAGCCAGTGCAATAGCAGGGCCGTAATCCCACAGGCCGCCAATGCCGAGCGCGAGCGACGATGGAAACCCGTTCAGGTAGTCATACGTCCGCTCGTTGCGCGTCATCAGAGCCGTGTACGAGCCGTAGACGGAGTACACGTGGATGACGCAGTTCCTCATCGAGAAACCGAAGGCCACTTGCACGTCGCCAGTCGTGCCAGTGGAGAGGGCGCACGTGTAAACCGCGCCTATAGACGGGTTGGTTGAGCCGTCGTACCCAGCGGTGCTAGTAACTAGCGCGGTAGCGGCTTGCCCTCCGACGCTAACGCTGGTGATGGTAGGAACGGAAGTGGTATTAGCGCGCCCGTAAATCAACACCACTACCGTACGATCACTGCTTGCAGCACCAAAGCTGATGCTGGTGTGAAGGTACGAGCTTGCGTTGTTGGTAAGGGCTGCAGTGCCGTTGTAGGAAAAGCCTAGCTCGGATACAGCGTGGACCGTCCTGCCGGCGGCAAACACATCAGTACCCCTTGCCGACCAGCTGAGCGAACGTGTTGCTGTTGCCGCAGATGAACGAGAAAAGGTCCCACTTGCCCGTGGCACTCGACGTCGTGGGAGCTGAGCCGGTGGCCCACTTGAGCGTCCCGCCGCCGGCCCACGTGATCGTGTGCGCGCCGTTGTAGTAGACGAGCAGGAGGTAAGACCGCCCGGCAGTGGGGCTCGGCAGGGTGATGATGGTGTTGCCGTTGGTGGGCAGCACCTGCATCGTGCCGTTGGCGAGGTCTACCGTGAACGCCGTGTTGGCCGCGGGGGCGTAGAAGCCCTCCTCGTACGCCTTTGCGATCTTGAAGACCTGCTGCACCAGCAGGTCGGTAGCAAGCGTGAGCGTGCTGCCCGAGAAGGTGGCGACCGTCGCGTTATCCAGCGTGACGGTCGCCGTGGCGCCCGTGCCGGTATCAGTGATGGTGAAGTTGGAGTCCGACCCCGGAACCGTGATGACGTTCCGGGGGTACTCCGTCGGTAAGCCGCTGCCACCGAAGCCGAGCAGGGTGTTCGCCCCGCCCGTCAGGGCGTGCTCGGCATTCCAGCGTGCCTTGTTGACCTCGCCGTTGCCTGCGTCGGTGCCGACCGCCGTGTGGCCGTGCTTCAGCGAGACCGTCATTGCCCCGCCTTATCAGGCAGCGTGCGTGATCTTGGCGCTCGACAGCGTGACGTTCTGCCCGCTGTTGATCGAGGTGTTGTCGAGGTTGATGTCCGACCCCGACGTGCCCACCGTCAACCCGGTGATGCCCGCTGTGCCGCCCGCGGTCTTGATCTGCGCCTTCGCCGCTACGCCTGTGCCGGTAGCCGCCACAGTGCCCGCGTCGAACGCCAGCGTCCACTCGTTCGTCGACGCGCCGGTGATCGTGCCGCCGGAGGCCGACAAGCCGAAAGTGACCAGCACCGCATCGGCGGCGGTCAGGATTTCCAACGTGCCGTTCGCGTGATAGTCCCGCGTGGCGGTCATGCGCGCCGACTTGACGGCATTGGTGTAGGTCACGGACATTTAGATTGCCTCCTGTGGACGGTCGTGGAAGTTACGCCGCGACGGCGGTAGCTCTTGCTTGGTTGGGGTTGCTGACCGTCGTCGGGGCAACCGCGATGGTCGCCTTGATCTCGATGCCGAGAGCATTGGCGAAAGCTGTGTAGTGCGCCACCGCACGCTGGCTGTTGCCGGCGTACTCACTGTCCTTCGTGTAGGCGCGATACAGGATGTAGTCCAGCAGTGCGTTGCCGTAGATGTCCGGCACGCTGATGTTGCCGCTCACCGACGTGTACAGCGCGCCGTCGGCCGGCTCGGAGATGTCGCTCGGGTAGGCCGCGTAGACGATCTCGACAGAGGCCGTGTTCTGCGCCGGCGGGTAGACGTAGAACGTCTTGGGGTCGCGCGGGTCGAACATGAAGTGCAGGACTTCCGTCACCTGCGACAGGTTGTGCCAGCCGGGCGACTGCGCATCCAGAATCTCCCGGTTGCACAGGCGCACCGCGCGCTTGTTGCCGCTGGAGTTCCGAACCACCTCGATCAGCTTGGCGCCGTTGCCCGGCAACGACTGCTTGGTGCCGGCGGCCAGCGTCAGGGAAGCGTTCGTCACCATCGAGTCCGGGCGGTGCAGAACGATCTCGCGCTGCCCGTCGTTCAGGTAGCGCACCAGCTCGTTCGCCGGCCAGCGGATAGAGGTGTTGTCCTGCAGCGTCTCGACGGCGCGGCGGACGATGGATTGCGCGGTAAGTGCCATTCAATTCTCCTGTAGGCATCCGCCCGTTGGGGGATTCTACGATGAACAACTAAGAGCGGGGTACCCCTACTTTTCAGTCAGCAGTTCGGTCTTGCGCTGGCTGTCGCGCGACGACCCGAGCCAGAACTCTTTGACGCCGGTGAAGCCGGCAATCAGCATCAGAGTGATGACGGCACCCTTCATTTCGGCCGGAAACGCGCCGTAGAGCACGTATCCGCCGCCGACGGACGATACGAACAGCAAAATGAGCGACAGCAGCTCGACGAACCGGAACTGGCCGAAGATCAGCCGGTCGCCGTCCCACGACTTGTTGAAGGCCCGCGCGAACGCGCGCTCCTCGCTTTCGTAGCGTAGGAAGGGTTCGACGTCCGCCCACCGGATAGCGGCCTGCGCCCGCAGGTTCGTCTGAAGCTCCTTGCTGGCCGCAATCTTCTCGGCCATGTCCTGCTCGTTCTTCGCGTCCGGCACCACCGTGCGGCCCATCTCGATCAGCAGAGGGACAAGCTCCGGCGACTTCTCCAGAAGGTCGGCGTTGCGCGTTGCCGTCTTCGTGCCGCGCTCTCGCATCAGGTCGGCGATGAACGGAAGCAGGGTCTGTGCCGCTGCAAGTAGGAGGGCGGGTGCGGCCATGATCTTCTCTCCGATGGTAGGTTCGGTCGAGGTGGGTTGTTCTTTGGGCTTCGGAGCGTCAGCAAGAATGCCACCGGCGCGCTCGAAAATGAGGGCGCAGGCGTCGTAAGACTTCACCGGCTGGCCGTACGGCGACCCCGGCAAGCTCGCCCACTCGCGGTTGCACTTCTGGATGGCGAGCGCCAGCCGGCCGGCGTCGACGTCCTCCAGAGCGCCACGGCGCTTGATAAGGAACTCGGCTGCCTTGTCCTGCGACTCGGGGTTGAAGTCCGTCAGGCCGAGGGCCATCCGGCAGTCATCCCACGTGGTTTCGAGGAACTGATACGCCCCCGCCGCCGTGCTTCTCCACGCCTTGCCGTTGGAGAAGACACCCGACTTGGTGATCCGAGGATGGTCGGCGTAGCTGCTGAACAGTTCGCCGCCGACAATCGTCCGGTAGCCCTCTGGCCCGCTGGTGCCCTCGCACCAGCGCAGCATGAACAGGAACGCTCGACGGTTGGCAGGCATCATTTCAAGTGGATGTGGTCTTTGACCCACCAGACGAAGCTGACCACGCTGGCCGCCCCTCCTGCCACCCAGCGAGTCAGCTTGGCGCCGAGGTACAGGTCGTCGACCTTCTTCTCGACGCCGCTTAGCTTCTCGTGCATGGCCTTGTCGGTGGCCGCAAGCTGCGACTCGATGCTGTCCACTTTGACCAGCGCCTCACGAAACTCGGCGTGTTCCGCAACCATGTGATGCTCGACGCGAGTCACAACATTCTTCAGTTGTTCCTCGACGCGAGCGAGTCCGATGTGGAGCTGGGTGTACGGACTTGAGTGGTGCGGCGGTAGGTTGACGTGCCCTTCTTCGGTGAATCCAGTCACAGCGACTCCTAGCTAAGGCACGCGATCAGCGTGCGGTATTTCTCAGCCTTCGTTTCCAGTTCTCGCAGTCGCTTGCCTGCGTCGGGCACTTTGATTGAGGTATCCCTGTCGCCCGAGCGCACAGGGATTTCGACGGAGACCCCGTCGTATTCGGAGTATGGCTTTACCGGCCGCGGCCGACCTTTTTCATTTGCTGCGGCTTGTTGGCTCGGGACGGGAGTTTGCCCTTGGGCGTTTCCTTTTGCCAGCGCTTCGCCATTTCCGGCTTGTTGGCGTACATCCAGTCGCGCTGCGCTTCGCTTTTGAATGGCATTGTTCTTCCTCCGATCAAAGAGGTCGTACTGGTTCCGTTGATCCGGCTGCAGGGCCGGGGCGGGTGCTCCAGCAGGGACTCGGGTTTCCCCCGGTGTCACTGCGCCAAGGTTCAGTTCGCCTTGGCCGGGCTCGGTGTAGGCCGCGCGCGACTCGTTCCAGCGGTCGATGCTGGCGACCTCGCTCGGGCGCAGCGCGGTGTCCTTGAAGCCCAGCTTCTTCAGCCGGGCCGTGAAGCGGCCGCGCGCGTTGTTCGTCGTCGGGTCGCCCAGCACCTCGGCCAGCACGCGCCGGCGCGCGCGGGCCTCCCGGTCCTGCCCCTTCTCGGCTTCCCACGCGCGCGCTGCCGCGGCCTGCTCCGACGCGGCCTGCGCGCGGTTGCGGCCCCGCATCATTTCCTCGGTCGCGGAGCTGGGCGCCGGGGTCGGGCCAACGGCGTTGGTCTCGCCGGGGCGCGCGCCGCGCGCGGCGGCCGCCTGCACCTGCGCGTCCGTCATCCGCTGCTGGTAGCGGTCGATGATGTTCTCGGCCGCGTCGAGGACGTACAGCCGCTGGATGGTGTTGTTGCGCTCCTGCTCCGAGCGGAACGGCCCCTCCATCGGGTCGGCCGTCTCGACGTCGAACAGGCGCTCCAGCTTGGTCCGCAGCTTGCCGATGGCGTCGCGCGCGGCCGCCGGGTTCTCGACGATGCGCGACAGCCCGAGCGCCAGCCGGACGGTCCACGGGTCTTTCACCCCCTCGTTGGCGGCGGACAGCTCGCGCAGGAGCTGGTCCGGCGTTGCTGGAACAAGTCGCCCGTGCGCGTGTCGATGGCCGGGGGCACCTCGACCGGCGCCGGCGCGGCGGTCGGCGCGGGCCGCTGGTTGTAGAAGTCGAACAGGTCGGGCTGCGGAGATAGCTGCGCGCGCTCGGCCAAGTCCAGAGACGCCAGCTCCTCCGGGTCGCGTTCCAGATCGCTGATGTTGCGCCGGTTGTAGTCGTAGGAGGCCCACTCGCGTCCTGTGGGTTCCGTCCTCGTCTCAATCTGGAACATCCGTTCCGGCATCGACCGGCCGCGCGCCAGCATGTCGAGGTACTCGCCCATCGACAGCTCGCGCTCCTGCCCCGTTTCTGAGTCGATCACGTACCGGCCGGACGGCGCGGAGTAGGCCGCTTCGAACTGGCCCTCGTAGCCCTTTCCGGCGTACCGCTGGCCGAACCGAAACTCGGCGTTGAGGCGGTCTTGCTCGCCGGCTTTGGGGTCGGTGAGCAGGTTGAAGTTCGGCGTGTCGACCGTCGGGGCAGGCTCGTTCGTCGGCTCCTGCCCGTACTGGCCCCGGCGCCAGCCGCCGAGCGCGCCGCCGAACAGGCCGCCAACTGTCGCGCCGCCAACAAACGACTCGGCGTAGCGTTCCTGTGCACCGGGGCTGAACAGGGTCTCGTTCGGGTCGACCGCCATGCGGCCGAAATACTGGTTGATGCCCTCCTGCCCAGTCTCACCGACGCCTTCCAGCGCACCCTGCGTGGCGATTGTTGCACCGCCGCGCGCCAGCGCGCCGCGCGCGCCGGGGA